CAAGCCCATTTCGATCGAACAATTAACAAATGTTAACATATCTGCCGGATGTCCGTTTGTAGCATCGCCAGCATTTGTAAATAAAAAGTATTGTGTGACATCGCTCGTAGATAATCGGCAATTATAGCAAGTTAAATTAGATTTTCCTGCAGGATAACCGTCTGTCGACGAGACTATCAAATATGTATCATTACCCTCTACAATATCGCAGTTATCAAAAATACCAGAACCCCCAGATAAGTAAATACGCCTAATCGTGCTGTTGGATATTCTAACCGGCAATGATGCTCTTAGATTAATAGTCTCCTCTATATTACAATCACTAACACTAACCTCGTTTCCGCCAACAATATTCACGCTTTGTGTGATGCAATTTGTTATATTTACCCCTTGTATCTCATTGTCAACTTTTGCAACGACGATTCCTCCAACGGCGCAGTCATGAATATAACAACCGTCAATAGTGATATTTTTCGCAACACCGACTGTACCGTCTGGTTCGATATCAATACCATACTGCGGAGCAGTTCCACTGATATTATAGATTTCACAATCTCTAATCATTGCATTGATACAGCCAACAATAGAAATACCTTGCCGTCTGCTATCGCGAAGTACACAATTAATTACTTTCACATTATTAGCATTGACACCGTTAGAGCCATTATAGCCGATGAATACAGAATCTCCCCAGCAATCGAACACTTCCATATTTTCGATGGTAACATTGCTTGCACCATACACAGATACGCCATATCCAAACTCTCCGCCGGGAGCAGGATCTACTCTTGTAGGATTGGTTGTATTACCTTGAACCTTACCACCACTAATATAAATATTATCCACACTGTTAATATTTACAATGTTATAGAATCCGGTTTCATTCGATATTGCTTTTAAAATTGCGTTATTAGAAAGTAAAATAGTTTGATTACTTCGCGGATAAATACCACCCTCTCTTGTATGCCCCCAACCGTCATTTGTTCCATTTATCATGTATGTTCCATCAGGGAAATACACATAAGAAGATGCGTCCAATGCGGCCTGAATAGCTGCTGTATCATCCGTCTCACCGTCGCCCTTTGCACCGTACATCTGAGGAGTGACGAACACAGATAAGTCAGCAATCTCACTAGAAAGCCGACTAAACTCCTCCTTCGAAGGCACTTCCATTGCCAGCTTCTCTGCAAACTCCGCTTCCGTACCCTTGTATCCACCATCTTTTGCGAACTCGTAGGCAGACTTTCCGTCTGCGCCATCTTTTACTGGATTTTTTGACAGATAATTATTCACAGCCTTCTGCGCCTGCTCATCCGTCATCTCAAGAGAATCAATCTTTTGGTCTATCTCTGCAGACAGTGCATTCATTTTCGCAATATACACTTCGATTTCAGACGGTGTGATCTTATTCCGGCTGTGAGCGGATGCATTTAGCGTGCCACCCAGCATACCGGCTGCAGCATTGGTCGCCGCATGGTATGTAAATCCACCATCCAGAATGCTGAAGAAATGCAGTGCGTATACTATCTTTCCTTCATGCTGTGTAAATTCGTCGTGCAGTTCCCAGCGCATCAGGATATGTCCATCTTCTGACAGATCTATTTCTGTCACTGGCAGCACACCGCCATTTTCGCCATTTTCCCAGTGAATGGCGCAGTTCTTCTCTGCAAGGTCCGTATCGCCTTTATATCGCTTGACTTCAAACACCACTGTTTCCGCCAAATGGTCCTTGATGACACCGAACTCCGTATGACCAGTGATCTTACGGGTGTCCATGTCCACCTTTATCCTTTTGGTCGATGCTGACAGGTCCACTTGTGAGACCGGCACGTCCTGCGCCGCCTCCAGCAATCGCAATAATTCATTTGATTCCATGTCTGCCTCCTTATTCGTTGTAGAAATAAATCTCTGTTATTTTAAGTTCTGCAGTATAGTACGCTGTTGATTCAACTATACCTGCAATTAGAGTAAAGGTATCTCCAGAACAATCTAATACCAAAGTTCCTTCTCTTACGCTCAATAATTCATCAACGGTCAGCTCTGTGCCATTTATACTTGCACCGGTACAATATGAACGTATATACGATATTCTGACTTTATTACAACCTTGAGTCGGCAATGTTACAGCGCCTTCTATTGCACCAAATCCTACAGTATCCGGATGTTTCTTGACGCTTAATGTATATCCGGAATCGGCAGTTGTTATCTTTGCTGTTCCGTTATCATTAGCAACCTCTGTCTTACTGATAGGATGATCCGTGAACACCACCGTCCAAGGATCCTTCTGCCAGATAGCGTAAAGGTTCAGCACCGCACCGTGCACACTCTTGAGATTCTTCACTGCCTGCTGATCCCCGTAGGCCACTGCACCGGATGCTGTTGTTCCCCAGCCTAGGAAGGTATATTCGCTACGAGTGAATGCATTTTCTGAAAGTGCCAGTTCAGTATCATAAGCATGCGCCTGATTCGCCATACTACCACTTCCGCCGTTGGCATGGAATTTCACGTACCACGTGATAGCCTTCCAGATGGCGTACAATGTCAATGTCTCCCCTGCTCCGGCAATGTCTGTGACTTCCTGCCCGTCAGTATACACAGCGTCTCCGTCAGCGTCTGTATTCCACCCTTGGAACAAATATCCAATACGGCTGAAAAGATTCGCGGACAAGGCCGCTGCAGTGCCACAGGGCATGGTCTGGTCGGGCATGGTGCCGATGCCGGAGTTTGGATGGAAGGTGAGGTAGTAGTACTTATTCTTTTTCCAGATAGATATTGTTTTACCCTCGTAAATACACCGCACCTCGCCAATCGACACATTCACTCCGTCTTTGATCACATTAATACCGTCTGTATTAGACTTTATGATTGTGTTTATAGCATTTTTTATTGCATTAAGTCCCATTGCTCGCTCCATTCATTTTGTCTAGGTTGATAGTAAATACATCTCCGTCTAAAACAAAAGCATCTGTTATATTGGTAATTGCCTGCGCAATCCTCTCTTCCAGATCATTCATATTTTGGGCAGAGAATGCATCCCCTTCATTTTCTATCGTACCCTCACTTCTTTCCACCGTCACAAGTTCGCTTGTTCCGTCTGTTTTAACAAGATTTCTTCGTGCTGGGTATTCCGAAACCCTGTCCTTCCATTCCTTTTTTACAAAACTCATACATACCTCCTATAGTAACAATCCCACTGTGTCTCCTGCATAGATTTCATTTCCTGCATAATGCTTAAACTGTGCCGTAGCAACTTCGTGAATATCCAACAATATCTTTTCGATGGCATTGAATTTCTGCCAAGTATTAAATGGCAATTCCGGCACCAGCGGTGTATCTTCGTGTATTGGATATTCCTCTCTTAAAATTACAATTCGTCCTCTCAAGCCTTTGAAATACTCTTCTGTCAAAAAATCCGGTAAATCTTCTCCGACATAATCCGCATTGATCTCATTCAGCAATATCCCTATGTTGTTTTCTATCCGTTCAAAATCAATACGATTCATACATCCCTTTAACCCGGACAGATATTCTATTCTTTGCCCGGAAGACATTTCATTCCATGACATCCCTAGGATATTGGCCGCATATTTAACATCATCTTCGCTCCTATCGCATACCGGGGCAATCCATCCAGTTAAATTCATCAGATAAGCCCCCTTTCTCCTGCGTAGATTTCTCCGGCATATACATACTCTGTAACCACTTTGCTATATCCTCTGCACTTGGCAGTTGCAATAAATCCGCCAGTCAGGTCTATTGTCTGGCTATTTATGCCTGTGGTAACAATGCTTCCTTTCACATCTCTGATATTTACCCATGTTCCGGTCCGTTCCTTATCAATTAGATACCTCATAGTAACTATCTGCCGGAGCTGGTAGTAATCGAGAATGTATTTGGCAACCTCTTTGACACGCTCTATATTGAACATCGTACATCCACTGTAGGATAATGTATTTTGTTCCTCCCCCGCTTTAAGTGACTCTACTCTTGCGGTATAGGTAATTTCTGTCTTTTTGTACGGGTTGCCAGTTATGATACATTCCCCTGCTTCCGCCATATCAACAACCGCATAATTTACGGTAGATTCAACTAAATCACCACCCGACACATTGATGTCCGCATGTGGTTCTGTAAACTCAATCCTGGTACTTCCTTTGGGAAGAGCATCTTTATAGACCTCCTGCGCCTCACCAGATAAAATATATTGATTATATGTAATCGCAACGCCTGACACATAATCATCTACTTCAATAGTAGTTCCCGTGAACTTTCTGTCAGGACCGACAGCACTGTCTGCATGTCTGTCCGGCATATAAATATCAATCCCACCAGTCCTGCTGCAGTCCGCCACTGCACCGCATGCAAATAATACCTGCTGCAACGCTTCCCTGTGAGTACATATCGCAATGTGCCCGGTAAGCAAGATTTCTGACACCTCATCCGAAATAGAGTATTTTAAAATTCCTGCCGAACTCATGATACTGTCAATAATTTCTCCTGCTGCCACATTGGTATATATCTGTCCATCATAAAACTTTGTTTTATCCATAAGGCCCAGCGTATCAATCAGAGATAAACTCACTATTTTCGCCGCAACTTTCCATGTATCCAAGTACAATGTTCCCATCGTGACTTGATTACTGCCTACCTCTTCAATGATCGTAAGTGCCTGCCTTTTCTGGATTGATTTCCAGGCACCATTCTGGTTTGACAAATCAAAATCATTATCATAATCCATGACAGATATCTCTGCAGTGTTAATCGGTAATGTTGCGCTAGTTACGTCCACTTCTTCCGATAATGACGCACTTTTTATCTCATTTCCGCCCCATTCGATCACTGTACCATATTGGATACCGCCAAGTTTTACACATTGCCCCGGACGTCTTGTTTTTGTGAAAGCAATTTCTATTCTTCCGTAGTTTTCGATCTGTGATCTGCAAAAATATCTCAAATCATCCGGGTAAAACACAGAAGATACAATTTTTGCACCGTTCAGATCGTACCATGAGATGACCAGTTCTGCCGGATAATCTTCTATGAAATTAAGTGTTATTCCGGCCGATGTATGATTTTTTGTAAATTCGATAATAATAACCGGATTATTTTCAAATGTGCAGTCATCCTTTGACGATTCAGTTGAAACAAACGGGATTTTTGTTTCTTCCTGTAAAATACGCCTGCTGCCATCAAGCAGAAAACTATTGCAGTCCAGTAATGCATATAATGGATATTCTGCATTTTCCCTCAGAAGCTCTGCATTACCAATGCTGGCATTCGCTTCTGTGAGAATCCCACTATCTGCCACAGCTGTCGTATCCGCAAATTCCATATAAACTTTACAGTTCGTTCTTGGCATGCATAACCTCCTTCAAAAATAAAATGAGCCGGATAGACAATCAACAGACTATCTATTCGGCTCACGGCTCTGTGTTAATTATAGCACAGAGTGCAGATCCAGACAATATTTAAGTTGGAATTCTTGCCGGTCTCTTTGCCGTAAACTTGCATTGCAGCCCTTTGAATTTTGCTGTGTCAGACAATACCTTTTCAATCTCATCTGATACACCTGATATGTATCCCTTAAAACTGTAGGTGCCGCCCACAGTGGGTAGTTCAAAATCATGATATTCCACCGGCTCCGTCAGTTTATCAAACAGCTGCTTGTAAGTTTCATCATCATCTATGGTGCCAAAGGACATCTGGTAGTTGAAATACACTCCTATTAACTCTCGTTTCAAATCGCCATCCTCTGTACGTTCTGCATATTTATCCAGAAAATCAGCTGTTCGCTTGATGGAGATCATGGGGATATCAAACCGCACATTATCAATTTTTATTCCTTGCGTATATGTCATAATGTACCTCCTGCCATCTTAAATGATACGCCGATTCGACTATTTTCCTGCTTTAAATACGGCATTTCGAGTCTTGCGAATTTCTGACCGTCAAGAATCAGATCTGCATATATAGGACCATTGCTTCCAGTAGGCATCCTGCTTGCGATCCTGTCTGCCAGATCGTCCATCCAGCCGGTATTGTTCTCTAACGGAAGGACAGCTTCTCTGCCGGCTTCGCCAATCAGTGCCCGTGTCGGACTATTAACAATACCACCTGTTGCTAATCTGGGCAAGTCTACTTCTTTCACTGTGGGAATATTTAGACTTAATGTTTTCCCACCAATTGCAGGAACCCAATCTGGTACATCAAAGCTGATACTGTTTATTTTTTCAATCAGCCAATTAAGACCTTTAATGAGACAATTTATCAATGACTCGAAAGTAATGATAAATATATTAGCAAAATCTTTGCCTGCTGCCTTTAACGATTCCAGTGCTCCCTCAACATCTCCTGCAAATATCTTCTTAAAGAAATCTGCAAAATTGCCGCAAAAACTCTTTAATGTATCAAGAGCCTCTCCCCCATTACCAGCAATTGCTATCATTCCAGCCAAAACACCAATAACCGCCATTACTGCTGCAACAACCGCCGCTGCCGGTCCGCCAAATGCGATGAACACCCCTGCCAAAAGACCAACAGCTGATATCAGTAGAAGTGTTATATTTTTTGCATTCGCACCATTCTCTGTTATATCTTTAAATGCCAATATAAGTCCGGCTACACCAGCTACAATCAATGCAATCCCAGCAGCAAGCGGACCAAAAAGTAAATACAATCCTCCCACTGCTAACGCTACCCCTGATATAAAGCCTATGATCCCTTCCCAATCAACGCCATCTTTCCACATGCGAAAATATTCATATACCGATAGAACCACCCCTGCGATAAACATAATTATTCCATATAAATGTTTGCCATGTCTAAGCATTGCGCCCAGATCATCCAATATTGTTCCTATTTTCCATGCAAGGAATGCTACACCTATAGCAATAGCCCACGGATAGATCGCTTCGAGGATTGTTTTGATTTTTTCTAACATAATGTATATCTCTGGATTTACCTCTGCCTCTTCGAATGCTGCCGCACCGGTAACTTCACCGCCTGCCGAAACTCCACCTGCCTTTTCGTTCTTTGATAATACATTGATGCTATCAAAGGCAGCCAATGCGCCTTGTGCAGATTCGCCCGCAGTTTTTAAAGTTTTCGCATAATCCACCACCTGCTTCTTTGCCTTTGTGTATGTCGATTTCCCTTGGATAGCCGCAAGAAACTGTGTCATCTTATCTGCCGCAATATTTAGCCAAGATATTAATTGCGTGATATACGGAATTATTGCTGTTACAATCGGCTCAAATGCAACAGCCAGACTGTTTTTTACCTGTGCGCACTCTGATTTTAAATCTGACATTGCCGCATTGTAATCTTTGGAATACTGCGCAAGATTCTGAAACCCTGCCTTCAGTGCAGATACCATAGCATTGAACCCTTTGGTTATCCAATTGAATATCAGCAGGCTGAGTGCTATTCCTTTTAACCGGGACATCATAGTTTTAAACAGTCCATTCGACTCTTTTCCGCCCACTTTTATTGCTCCAAAGAATGATGCTGCCGCACTTCTTAATTTCGAAAAACCTTGTGGAGTGTCTGAAATCACAGAATGTATCGCTTCTTGCACCTCATACATATCCCCCTCTACCCGGGCTACATCAAATTGCCAAGCCTTCCACTGCTTACTCTGCTTATCTACCCCGAGAGCCTCCATTTTTTCGCCTTTTTTTCGCAAACTATCCATCTTCTTTTCCAGTCGGTCAAATTGCTTTTCCAACTGTGCCAAATCAGAATTGTCTACATCTGTACCCACACGGACACTGGTATCATAATTTGCCATTTACTCTCGCTCCTTTCTGTTATTAAAAAAAGCCGTTCACTCGGAACGGCCTTATTTTGCATTTCTCAGCCTGTTAAATTCTTCCAAGGCTTCTTTGTTTTCTACTTTCTCTTCTTCGCTCAATGACTCTACTTTTTCAAGTCCATACACCTTCTTTGCTTCTCTTAATTTTCTTCTTTCTTCTGGTGACATTTTGGAATCAATCTCCTTCTGCCGGATATCTATTACCCGAATAAATGAACTTTCTTCTAAGTTGGAGAGTAATCCCATAAAGACGAACCAATGCATTCTTGCGGTATTTAGATCAATTCCGTATTGACTTAAGAACGCCGCATAAATTCTCCACTGATCTGTATCGAAATCCATCAGTTTCTTTTCTGACTTCTTTTGTGTATGCTTATCTTGATCAAATGCTGTCAGATACCATTCAAGTGCTTCTTGCGCATCGTCTAACAGCGGTCTATTTTCCTCATCCGGAAACAAAAGCTCCAATGCCGTAAATAAGCGCTCTCGAGCGTTCAAATCGGCATCTCCAAGACACTGTGTAATCTGAATACCGGTTTGAAAATCTGTATCAATAGGAAAACCATTCCACTCTTCCGGCAACGGGTCCAGCAATACGTTCCACATGATACTACCTCATTGCATCCTGAATAATCTGTTCTTTTGTTCTGTATTTTGAGGTTCTCGCTCCTTTTCTCTTACTACTGTACTTCTTTGCAATCTCTTTCTGACGCTCATCAACATATCTCTGCGCAATAGGCTCCAACTGCTCAAAGAACTCTGCAATAAGATATGGGCTTGGTACAATATTCCCAAATATTTTCCTGCAGCTTTCAGGTCCGAACATATCATCAATTTCTTGCATGAGTGTTTTTGTTTTTGCAATCATTTTTTGTATTTGCTCGCGCTCCCCTAATTGCTGTACTTCCTCGCTCTGCATATCTTTGGAAACATTATCAATTTTTTCAATTAGGCCATAAAACTTTTCGATAAATCCCTGGCTCTCTGCATTCATAACGATGGTTTCGCCATCATCATTTACCTCGATCGGTATTCCTTTTCTTACTCTAATATTTTCCATCTTAATTACCATCCTCTCTGAGGGTGATGGATGACAGAGAGGTACACCCACCACCTATGTTAATTAAATTAACACCTATTCTGTTGCTGTCGGTGTAAAAGTAAGTGTCTTCACATTGAATGTACCGGGTACCTGATCCCCATTTCCACTAAGAGTCATGTTGTTCATGATATATCCGCCACCTTCGCCGCCGATACTGTCAAACTGATATGTACATGGTCTCTTAACAGCAGGATAAGAGCCATCAGCCGAAGCAGTTTCCAGAATATTGATCCTGATATAATCAGATTCCGCTTCTTTACCGACCGGCAGAAGACGAACTTTTTCATCAATCCATTTCTGCAGTTCTTCGTCCTTGATATACTCTTTCTCCACAGAGATCGTTGGAGCGTACGACTTGATCTGATTGGATGCGGATGCCATGTTGATATAATGCTTGCTCTCGGTCTCCGGATTGAACTCTTCTGTCAAAGAAGTAATCCCATCACCCAAAAGCACATACTTTGGAGCATCGGATGTTCCGATATTCAAAAAATGCATCAGTTTTTCTCTGTTTGCCATTGCTTATTTCTCCTTTTCATACATAATTGCGATAGTCATTTGATAAACACTATCATTTGTTTGTGTTCTTCCCATATAAAACGGTGTCGTAATTCCGATATCCTTAACTTTCGCATCTGGAATCTGGGGGTAATTCCCCTCGCGGTTCATATCTTCCACCCACTGCTCCATAGCCTCACCGAAACCGGTATTTTCCACTCGTTCAATATCTTCGTTGCTGGCAAGGCGTGCCTGAAACATATAATGTTCAGTATAGACCTTTCTGCCAGACACATAGTTTTTCACATTCTTTACGGGCTCTTTTACCAGAGAATATGAATTTACTTTAGGGCCTTGGATATCTGTGTTAATCTGGTTTATCTTCCAGTAATCAGCTGACTCAAAACCTTTCAGCCACTCAATAATTGCTCCTGATACTGTCATTCTCCTGCCGCCTTTCTCGCCATCTGTTCTATCTTATCTCGGCCGCCATTCTGCATCATACGGTCTACCCAACGCTTACCACGTAAAGCGCCATTGTGATATTGCAATTCTCGATCTGTCGGAACCTTCTGAACATCTTTTCTTGATCTCCATCCGTTCTCTGTCTGGAATCCGGCGCAATGCAGTACCGGATCCTCATAAACTATACCGTTCCACATATACCAGGCATATGGTGTGTTCCACACAATATCGGTGCCATTTTCGATATGACCGCTGGCCATTAACGCCCCTTCCTCAAACGGAATATATGGCTCCGACAACTCAAGCACTGCATTGGTGACCACCTGTTGTACTCTGCCTTTTTCATCAAGCCCCAGTGTCTTTATGCAGTCCTGCAAATTGAAATTGCATTGATAATCAAATTTCACTATGCAACCACCACCTTGAAGTTTTTGAGGAAATCTCGGTTGCTGTTATCATTCACTGACTGGATTGTTCCGCTCTTGTGGTAGCGTTCTAATAAGTCAGACACTCTATTTCCCCTTGTGCCGTCTAAAACGTCTGTAACAGCTCCGTACACGATGCAATCGCCATCATTGTAGACATTCAAGTCAAGAGACTCATATGTTCCCTCCGGAAATGTGATAACTGCATATCTGGCAACACTGACTCTACCGTTTTCGTTCTTCTTATCGGTTTTATCAGACCATTGCACGCCTTCAATAACCGTTCTTTTCCATTCAGTATCAGATATCTTATTGTATATCGTTACTGTATTCGTAAACATTGCCATCAGTACGCACCTACCAATCCAGTACCAGAAAGCCACGCCCGGATAGAACTCTGCAGTTCGCTCCTAAGCTGCTCCTCTGTCTGCACAACATAGCTTTCAGAATACCCATCATTGCTGACGGAAGAAACACCTTTGCCCTTGCCGGACTTCACATCTGTTGCCATTTTGTCCATGACATTGCAAATGCAGTCTTTCAACTGGGCATAGCCGAAAGTGCTCTCTGTTATGGTTGCCCATCTGATTGGCCCGATAACAGCGCAGACTTCTTTTTCCGCCAGTATTTCAGCCCTCTCAAATAATTCTTCGTTTATGATATCGTGAATGCTACCATGAAGGGAGCTGTAATACTCCCAATCTACTAACTGTGACATTTACGGCTCCCTCCTTATTTCTTACGCTGTAGGCGCAATCTTGATATCGGTCAAGATACCAGACATTTTTGTGTTTTTGAGAACAACGCCGGCAACCATCTCGGCTTCACCAGTCTTGACTGCGCCAGGAGCTTTGAGATCCGGCAGATAAGATTTGATGAAAGCCTTGGTCTCTGTAGGGCAGATTCCGTGGAATGCATCAAGTCCAATCTTAAGGCCAATGATGGAACTTAAACCAGTATCCTCTGCGGTTGCCACGCAATCAACATCCTTTGTACCATTGTAGTACTTACCTGCATCAACCATAGCAATTCCTCTGTAAGTGACAACTTCGTTACCGAAATCGCCTTTCTCACGAGAGAAATAGCCCATCTTCTGCCCGATATACTGCATTACTGCAAGCATATCTCCGTTCATGAGCATCATATCCGGTTTTTCTGCCATAGACTGCAACCATTTATTGATCTGCAATGCAAAGGAATACATATACTTATCAATATTCTCTACAGTGGTAAGGTCAATAGATTCTGCAGATTTCTCTGTAGATGCTCCGGCCAGAAGTTTTCTGATACCATTAAATTTACACTGTGTAAATCCTGCTCCGCCAGTTGTGGAACCATTGATCACCAGATAATGGAACAGATTGGATGCTGCCTTAATCTTCTGTTTCATCTGGAATTCAATTTCGTTTACTGCGCCGGATGTTGCCTGAATTACACGGTCTACCTTGAAAGAACCACCGAAAATATCAAGATCGGCTGTCTTTTTCTCTCTTTTTGCTTCATCGTTGGTGTATTCGCTGTTAATATCTCGTCTTGCAGCTGTAGAGGGTGTCTTGAGCTGCATATAGCCATATGTCATGGTGCTGCCTCCAGTACCCGGGGATACTGCGTTATCGAACACCAGTCTGTCCAGCAGGAAAGAGTCCCTGCGAAATTCATCGACTACCATCTGATCAACTTTATCAGCCATGCCAACTTTTGCTTCTGCTAATGTAATCATACCTTTTCTCCTTTACTATGCTTTGTAATATTCGGCAATCGCACTGTGCAGTGTGTCTGCCGTCTGCTGATTACCTTTTTCAACTTTACCTATTGGAGCACCTCCACCGACCACGGTTTCAGTTTCTCCGAACAACATTTTACTGTCCTCTGCTTCTGTCAGAGCCTTCAATGCAGCAGCAACATCCTCTTTCTGGTTCTTAGATGCCTTTAACGCATCAACATCCAGTAAAGCAGTGATTGCTTTTGCATTCCTGCCCTTTGCAGTTGCAATGGACTCTTTCAGCAAATCATTAAAGTCTCTGTCTGCCAATGCCGCAGCATGTTCGGCTTCTTTGTTTTTCAAATCTGTCTGCAGGTCTGTAATCTGCTTATTCAATGCTGCAGGATCCACGCCATCAAATTTCTTTAATGCCTCTTCAGCAGTAGATGCCTTATCCTGCGCCAGCTGCAAGTCATCCTGCGCTTTCTGCAACTGATCTTTTAACGGCTGCACATCTGCATTATTCAGATCACATACCTTGTCAACCTGCTCCTTGGTCAATCCCAGTTTCTCTAAATCTTCACGTTTCATGTTCTTTTTCTCCTTTTAACGATTTTTTTAACGAGGTCTATCACCCTCTGGATAATCACGAATCGAGGAATCGAACCCCGGATTCTGGCTAAGCGAAGCCAGTGTTTTACCACTTCACTAATTCGCAAGATCCCCAGATATTACACCGGGATTTTTGGGAGGACTATCAGAAATTTAAAAAGAGCCGATAAGTCAAATCACTTTTGATTCAACTCTTCGGCTCTCAGGCTCTATTGTTATTATAGATTCATTTTTACAATGCTTGCACCATCCCGGGAAATTGATCAATGTAGTATCCTCTCTTACCATAATCATCTTCCCACTACACTTCGGACATGCAAGCCAATAAGTTCTTTTTTTCATGCTCTTTCCTTGATATAATCACAAGTTATTGACTTCCGTTTTATTATAACAAATATTCATGTTATATGCAAGAGAAAAACACACAGTATTTATGAGCACTATGAAGAAAACTCAATATTCACATCATCTATGATATCTACGAACTTCACACCATCAATCACATAATGCTCCAGCATATCATCAAAATCAGAGAAAATATTATCATCTTCATCATTATCCTGCTCTCCAACAGAAATCCCTTCTGGTATCCACGCCAACAATGTATAATATTTTCCGTTATAAGAAAACTCAATATCGGCACCTATATTAATCAGCTCTTCAAACTTCTGTCTCACGATAATTTTCTCCTTTCCTGATGATGTCATCGTTTTTCTTTAAATCAAGTTCAGATAATCTTCTTTGTCCACTATGCGGATTCTTGTTAGTATAATTATATATGTGCTTATGTGCTCCATTGGGATGATATTTAGGTCTATTATGATCAGTTGTATCATAATCTACAGATGCTTTTCCATCAGAACCATATACACGACGCTGTTTAACAACTCCATCATCATCAACCAAATCAATGATAGAATTCTTCTCACTTTCCATTGGCAGATTTCTCACTCTGGAATCCATAACCATAACTTTTCTGTTTGCCAACATATCTTTATAGTTATCTAACTCTATTTTATCATCTTTTGCTTGTTTTACAAGCTTTTCATGCATTGCATAGGCATTTGTTTTCTTCAGGTCAGAAGTGCCCGCCTCATACCGCAACCGATTGATCTGGGGATTTACCTTGCAGTCCTTGCAGAAATCATTATATTCTCTGATCTTGCTGTTTATATTCTTCTGGACTTCCTTTGTATCCATATTCAGAGACTTCATGGCTTCACGTTCTCGTTTCAGCGCACGTATTTCACGCTCTTTTGCACGCATCTTCTGGGTTATTGCATAAAAATCATACTCTTTCCCGTTGATAGTTATCGGTGCAGGTTCTGGATCATCGTCTGGAAGATTAGATATTCCAATAAACCACGGATATTTTCTATGTCGACAGTTATACCCCTCAAGTCCCAGCGGATCATTCTCATGTGCACCATCCACACTATAGCCAGTCGCATGCCAGAGGTCTGTTATACAGTCCTGCCCAATTCTTTTTGCCTCTTCGCTGTAATCCTGCCCCTCTTTGATGAAATATACCTTGCCCTGCCACTGCTCATGGTTCGCATGTCCTGCGCCGGTATTACGTGCTCCCCAGTGCTTTGATACATATACAAGGTTCTCTCCAGTACGATTTATATTCCCATCTGTAACTTTGCCAGCCAGCTGATGCGCTCCGGTCCTCATAGCCAGTTTCACGGCTGTATCAAGTTGCATAGTATAGCCAGAAGAGAAGTCAATGCTTCGCAATCCACTGGTTGCCAGATCATGCACCACTTCATAAACAACCTTCTCATGGGTATATGTACCGGTACAGACCTTAATCATTGCTTTGTCCAGCTCTCGCCTATACAGATCTTCCATTGCTTCAAAGCCAGCCATTGTCTTGAACCCGGTTGTTCCTGTCAGATTCCTTAATGTGGACGCGGTCTGCATCTGCATGGCTTCTACAAGCTGTGGCAGGAAAGAATCATCTGCAAGCTCCTTTCCGCCCTCTTTCCATATCCGCAAATCGTCAAAGTATGATAGATCTGCAGTATCGGACAATATCCGGTCCTTCTGTTTTAAAGCCTCTTTCTCAATATCTTTTAAGAGCTTTTTAACCTCTTTTTTGTGTTCCAAAGTATTCTTCGCAACCATTTTACGAAATTCGGAATCTGCCTTGAGTAGTTTCATGGCTTCCTTGCGGATTACAGCCGGGCTATATCCTAATCTCTGCATGCTTTCGACTTTCAGTTCTGCAGTTCTTGTATATGCTAGAGAATTCTTGATACGCTTCGCAACATCCGCTATGACCTCTCTCTCCAGATACTGAAATAACGGCAGCAATGCATCTGATATAATCTCCAGCTGTTTATCCGTCAATGCCATGTATTAATCCTCTTCTTCCTTAGGCTCATCTTCTTTTTTTGCCTGTTCAACCCACTGCTTCGCCTCTTCCTCTGACAGATTATATGCGTCCTTCAAATACAGAATTGTCAGCTGTGGAATGTCAAACGACAACGCATCATTCCGTTTACGCTCTAACTCCGTCTCTTTATCAACTATGTATGAATCATCGAACTCCACAGACAATGGCTCATTCACATCGTAGCTGGTGCCCTGAAACTGATTACTAAACCACATAGCCGCATGAATGATATCAGTTATATAATCCTCTGCATTCTTCCTCTGCTTGTTCAGTTCCTGCATGGAATCCTGCTTCGTGCCGATATATTCTGTTGCCGTGGTGATCTGGCCGTTTTCAAATGTATATTTCTTTGTACCATATCCAAAAGACATGGACAGCAGGGACAATACCAGTTCAAATGCCTTGGTAATCGCATCAATACGAATCTCCGGATTGTATTCCTTTATAATGGAATCTTGCTGTGGAAGTTTCTCTCCCAACAATACAAACAATTCCTTCTGTTGTGGAGTCAGATATGCATTGCCTTCCTCGTCCTGCTTGATACAGGCAATTAATTCGTTGATAAATACTAACTTATCCCCTTTACCAAGATCACCATACAAAAGGTTATAGCACAGATCCACGGCCTTAAATACCGGAATGGAATTATATATCTTTGGCAGTCCATAACCTTCCATGTTGTCCAGATTATTCACCTCTGCATTAGATAATATTGCAAACGGTTTTACATCTCCCAACTGCACAATGAATGATTCCTCCGGGATCTCCTTGCCATATTTATCAAACACTACCGTTTCAGCCTTGTATCGTACAAGCTCTCTGATTGTCTCTTTTGTAAAAATAACCAGAGTAGTCTTTTCTACGGTCTTTACAGTATTCGTAGCCGCAAAAGCACATTCCGTTACCAGACCATTCTCTACCGTCAAAGGAATGATACAATCCGCATCCACATAATTGATACAGATCTTTCCGCCCTTAACAGATATCTCACCGGCACTGTTTTGCACATATGACGCATTCTGCAGGTAGATGTATGCACCGGTCGTTCCATCAGCGGATGTCTTTTCTAGCTGCTTACGGTATTGTACATCAAACCGGTTATTCTCAAGCAGCTGTTCAATAAACTTCTGCGAATCACTCTCTTTCTCCGGCGCCACAGATACCACTTCGCAAAGGTTTGCATCATCTGCACAACACCGCTTTGCGAAGTTCATCCGGCTAAGTTCATATTCCACACCATTCAAGTTCTTTCTTTTGTGGAATTCTGTAATCAATCGGTTGGAATACCAGTCATCACACATTTGAATGATGCTGAGTGCATCACTATTGACTGCATAACCCAACTTATCCAGATATCCTTTTACACATTCTTTCATCTCTCTACCCTACTTTCTATATTTTGCTCTCATGTAAAAATAATCCATATGCCTGCTCCAAGAATAAAAATCTGCATCATATGTATCAACGTCCGTAGTGTAATCATCCAGCAAAGAATCTTCGTCCTCATCTTCGTACACCATTGTCGATAACGATTCTATCAGTGTCGGGCACATCTTGCTTACGATCATAAACTTGTCTGTATTGAAGATATAGTTATATGACAGCGTTCTGTCCTTGAACTCAACCTTAAGACAGTCTGCCACTTGCGTAGTATATCCCATCTTCCGACTAAAAGACCTCAATCCATTCTCAATGACCTGCGCTTCATTATCCACAAAGCAGTGAGTGACCGGGAATGCCGGATACAACAGCTTCAACTCTTTCATGAAATCATCATACGCATTGTATATCATGTCAGGATCTACCGTTCCTTTGGAGTGTGGCACTCTCTTTTCAAGCAATCTACACTGTCTCTGATAGTTGCCAACAATACCATTTGCAACAAAGGCACTATGCGATTTTGTACCACCGATATCCAGTCCTATAAATACCCGGCTGATAGGTAGTGCCAATGCATCTTCATAACTGATATTCCACCTGCCCGGATCGCTTGCAAATTGTGGAAATAACAATCCCTCTGCCCGTGTCCAGTTTCCATTTATGTATCTGTCATAATAAACCGTACCGGCATATTCCTTCTTTAGTTCCTCGACGAACTTTGGCGGCAGGAATGGATTGTCGTCTATGGTATACTTCTGTTGGAAGATATCAGCATCAGAATCCAGAAACTGCTTAAAGAAGTGCTTCGGGCCATCCGGGTTGCAGGTCCCGTCAAAAAGACTGTTCTCGCAACGCAGACGGGATTTAAGCATTTCGAACACTTCCCGGTTCCATGTTGTCACCTCATCCCCATAGGCATATTCAATGGTTGCACCTTGGATTTTGCTTACCTGGTTGACCTTATCAGCCCCCAGACAATAGGTTTTCTTCCCGAATAGGTATGCCACATTCTCATTGTTGATATTGCCAATTGCACGTTCACCATATATCTCCCGCATCGGGTCTAGGATATTTCTGCTCAATGTGGATTTTGTATTCCCCAGAAGCACGATCAAGCCGCTACCGGTGCATGCCCTTATCCTCTTCGGAATCAAGTAGAAGTCCAGAAAAGTCTTGCCGGATCCCGTTGCCCCGGTCTTTACATTCCATCGATGATTTGCATTGTTCCAGTATTCTTTTTGCATTACAGATAAATTGAACTCACTCATGACTGTGCCATCCTATCTATCGATGCAATCAGTTCATCGACCTTTGTAAATTCTGCATCCGCATCAGGCTTATCTTCTCCGATAAGGTTACGAAGCTCTTTAATGGCCTTGACATTACCTTTCTTTGATTCATTAAATAATGCATAGGTTATTAGAAGGCTGTTATCTATCTCCTCTGGATCAAATCCTGCTTCCACCAGCTTATTGAAATCTTTTGCAGAAGGTTGCTTTTCAAGTAGCATATTCATAGAATCACGTAATGCTTTGCGCTTTCTTCTTGATTCGCCAGATGCATATCCGCCTATCCTGCCATTCTTCACGGCTTCCTCTCGGCTTTGATCACTTGTAAATGGTATTAAATTCTGTTCATTCGCCACTCTGCAACCTCCTTTCTGATAATATAAAAAGAGCCGGCAAACAGATTTCTCTGCTTATCGGCTCTACGGCTCTGAATAACTTTTCAATTAATACTATTATACAGTTTCTATGTAAGAATGTCAAAGTAAACTGTCATTCCTCCACTTTCTCCTGCAGCCACTTCAATAAGCACTCATAGCAGTTGCAGCTATCGCTCTTATCGCAGTCTATTTCTGCCAGACCATTCTCATTCGGGCACATCATGGTCATTGCCAACTCCTCATCACTCATTGCCCGGATGCGATCGGCATTGGTCTTTTTCCGGTTTCGCTCGTCCAGCACTCCGCAAAGATAAGCTCCGCTCTCTTCTACCGTTTCGTGATTTGGGCATTTACTTGCAGAAGAATCCGAGATGTACCTGCCATCCGTCCACAACTTGCAAGCACTTTCGTGAATGCAATCAGCACAAGTCTTTGTAGGCTTGTTATGTTTTTTTGCCATCACTTCTCTCCCTTCACCTCACAACCTTGTTCTTCCAATAGTTTCAACTTTGCCAGTGCCATTCCTATAGATTGGCAAGCACCATATGACAACCTACTCTGCATCATTGATAAATCCTCCAACGCAACTTCGGACATATTATCATTCCATGAAAACGGTACTTCTTTTATGGTAAATTCCATTACTTCTCTCCCTTTGGCTGATATGGTGCAGGAAGTGGTTGCCATGCAATGACTGGATTTTCTTTATAGAAATATTGTATTGCATTGGGGCAGACCATCCTAAATTCATTTTTAGTTGAATATTGGGCCATAAATATTGCCCCATTTTTCAAACATACAAGATAATCTTTAAATATTTCTTCCGGAAGTCTCTCCGACGCTGGAATCCACCCATCATTGTAATAAGCTGTTGACCGTTCCATATTTGCACTTGCAAGTTTTGCGGATAATTCTTCTATGGTGTCTGCGGCATCAAAAAGTTCTCTCGCCATACCTCTTTCCGAAAACCCTGTATCAGCTATTTTTCGTAATCTCTCAATCTGTTCACTTATCATACGCATCACTCCACCACCTTTATTTTCTTTCCGCAATATGGACAGAACCTTAACTTACTCATATCTTCTGGTATTCTCCAATATGGATTATCTACATCATGATTCTTTGGTGCAATAGTTCGATAATCATATTTAAACCACTCGCAAAACTCTTCATTGCTATGGACATTTATGTCCTTACCACCGAACCACTCCGTATTATAATGACTGCATTCTCCACGCAATCCGCAATCTTTGCATCTTTCATGTTGTCCGTTCCAATTACAGCCAAAGTGACCGTGTTTGTATTCCTCTGCTATTTCACGAACGATACGTGCTGCATCTCTCACATTGATAAACAGAGATTCTTCCTCGTAAATATCTCTTTCGCTTTCGGATTCCATCCTTGCTATCATTCTGTCAAACGCTACTTTTGGCAATGAAATCCAACCATCATCTGAACTTGTAAGTTTTTCTGACAATTTTTTTAATTCTTCCAGTTTTGCATTTTGGAAATCCGCATTCATTTGCGCAAGATTTAACATCTCGCTATCTTTGTATTCCTCTGCTACTTGGTTGACGATTTCGACAACATCGTCATAAGCCACTGACTTTCTGGTTCGTTTGTTTACCTCTGTTCCGTCAGGATAATATTCCGCAAACACCCAACCTAATTCTTTCAACCTCTCTTTCATCTTCTCACATAAGTCATTCGTTATCGAACCTTCTACTGCTTCAAGACATTCTTCCTTCCACTGCATGACATACTCAAGATTATATGAACCATAACCTAAATGCCACTGCTTATCTGTCATATCGTAGTATTTGATTTCGTAATAAGGCTTATCTTTAGTTCCCCTAACTACTATCTCTGGAAACATAACTTTTTCTTTTTCGTTTACCTTGATTTCATTTGATGCTTTTTTCATATCTGTTCCTTTCACGCAACCATAAAAAACCACTCCCACAAGCGTGGATGATTTTTAATTTTTTCTACCAATCTCAATGCAACCTCTGCATTAACATTTTCATAATTTCCGGTATCAAGCACATATCCACCTTCTGATACCAATAAGTTCTGTATTAAAACCGAAAAGTCAAAACCAGATAACCAACCTTGTTCGTATGCTTTTTTTAATAATTCATTACATTCTTCATTTCTACTCATATCTGCTCCTTTCACAACAACGCTTTCTGTGGTGCATCATTGATTTTCCAAAAGTTTGGCTTTTGTAAGAGTCCACACCCTCTATCTTTGTGATAAAATGGACATTCATCTGTGCAAGTGTTCGGATATTTCTCACATTCCTCTTGAATAACGTGTAATGCTTCAATCAGTTTTTTCATGTTTTCTCCTTCCCAGATTCCAGATTGCATCCCCTATATAAAACAAACAAAGGCAAAATACAGATGCATCTGAAATTTCAATACCTTGTGTCTCAAATAAGAAAATTAGTATCAAAAACCATACTAAACTCATTTCGCACCGCCTTTCATCTTTGCACCACATGAAGGACAGTATTTAAACCATATTGCGCCATGTTTTGCTCTGCATACAGAGCACTTATATCTTGGAAAAAATGCTCCCTCTTCCTTTATCCATTCTGTTTCCACCACTGGAACAGCTTCGATTGTGGGCGCATGTTTCAATATTGTCAAAGCTGTTGCATACGCAGAATGCTGATTATTGGCGGCAAGAATTATTTCTTCGTCTTCACTCATGATTGCATCTGTCATATTATTCGCAACAACATCTAATGCTTTCTTCAATTTTTCTTCAACCCAAACTGCATCAATCAATCTACTCATGTTCTTTCAACCGCCTTTCTATATCTCTGACCATATTATTTTTCCATTCATTCATCTTTTTTCTATGTGCTTTATACGATTCTTCTTCGGTATTCATAAATTGGATGATGTGAAGAAGCTGTGAAAGACCGCATATTTCATTCGATACTCCTAATTTGCAAGCACGGTCTTTTAATTCTATATACTTCTCAAAATCACTCATGTTCTTCTCCCTTCATCTTCAACATATTCAAGTCTGCGATAACCACACCATGCATGTTCTGCACCGCACTCATTTTTGCAAAAATCAAACTCGGCATTTACGTTTATACACCTCATGCAATCGGGATCTTCGTCATCCGCTGTGTACGTTATATATTTCGCCATATCATTCACTCCAATCCATCCCAGCCAATGAGATTTCCGCATTCATCACAATAATTTTGTCCACTATATAATTCTGAATAGCAAATCGGGCACTGCCACATCGTTGTATTAAATTTTTCTGTCTGAATAAATCCCTTCGGCTTCATCCTCTCCACCGCTTCACGGCATTGATCAGGTGTGCCGATGGCTTGATATTTTTGTAATTCCGCTAAACTCGCTGCTATATTAGCCAATTCGATACCAGAAAAAGCACCATTATATTTTAATTCTTTTAACTCTTCCACCGTGCCGATGGCTCTGTACTGCTGGATTTCTTCAAGTGCTTTGATTGCCATATCTAATACTTGTCCCTCCTTGCATTCGTGGTTGTCAAATCCACCTTTCAGCCTACCATCTACCATTTTGCACTTTTTAGGGTACATTGTTTTCAATATTTCCAATGCTTCTTTCTCGCTCATTTTCTGCATATCAAAATCTCCCTCCGTACTCCAAATAATAATTAGATTCCCCCAATACTGCCCGGATTCCACAATCCATCAAAGCAAGCCTTCTTAGCGATAGCATTGCCTGCCGTTCTTTTTCCTCATACCATTCCGGCATCATGATCCTACGTTGCCATCGGTATAGCTTCGGCCAGTCTGTCCGTCTGTGGATCAGGCAGAACAATTTGTAAAACGCCATATCTACACCTCTTCCAATGCTTTAATAACTTCGCCCTTACTGACAATATTACTAATTCCCTTATACTGCTCAACAAACTGCTGGAGCACGACTTCCTTTGACCTCTCCGTCGGTCTGTAGGTCCTGCTAAGCACATTGCCACTGTGTGTTACTCCGTCAACCTCTACCAGACCTTCTTTCAACAGCTTTCTCAAAACTGCCTGCACGGTACTCTGCGACAATCCCTTACCGGCATCTGTGATATCCATTGAGGTCAGAGCCTTGTCTGCACCCCAAAGGATGTTAAGTATCTCAAGTTCTCTTGGATGTATCATGATTCATATCCCCCTCTATCGCTTTGTTCAGAGCTTGTACAGCCCTTTTATTTGACTCTTCCACCAATTTTACATATCCCATTAAATCAACGCTCATTTTGGATTCTGGCGGCACTTGGTTGATACGGATATATTCTTCACATGCCTTGCGGAAAGTGCCGCAACTAACATGTGCCTTAACCCGTTCAACCCTTGTGCCGTCTTTCTTATAGCCGAAATACCGCTGCTTAAGAATGAAGTTGCGTTTTGTTTGCTCCACAAAATATCCCAGACCAATGTTAATTTCCATCTGATTTCCTCCGTTCTGTGGTGCCAATAACATCAATGCCTGTCTCTTTTTCGCATAACTCCACCATGCTTTCACTGCTTTGTATGTACTCATACCAGATATCCTGCGATTCTTCGAACAGGTCAGAGATTCGTTTGAATCCCCAACCATATTTTCGATGCAGTGCAAGAGCAATACATGCATACACTTCTGGCGTTATTTCTTTACACTTACGATCCATGAGTGCCAGTAATTTGGTTAAATCTTTTCTTGCCATGATTCCTCCTTTAAGATAATCAAATCCTTTGCCATTGCATACCCATGCTCCATGCAGGCTCCTTTTGACTTATCCCAACCTTTTAGCAGATAAATCGCATCTGCCAAATCGAGAAGCATAAGGTCAATCCGCATATAATCTTCATGAGTGCAGCTTGCCGGAAGAACCACCATTGCAGGATTTATAATTTCTGCTTCTGGAAATTCTGCTTTTAGCTTTTCTTCCGCCTTGTCGAATATCTCCTTAAAATTTGGTATCCCGGTAATGGGGCCGCTTATGTAAATTCTCATGGTAATACCTCCGGGAAATCAGTAATGTTCATCTGCATATCAGGCTGATAATTCAGCATTTCATCCTTTGCTCTCTGATAAAAGTTTCTGTCAATCTCAAAACCATATGCACTTCTGCCGCACTCCAATGCCGCTCTTAATGTGCTGCCACTTCCACAGCAAGGATCAATTACCACATCACCGGGATCAGTAAATATTTCTATCAACTTCTTAAGGACCGCCACAGGTTTTTGTGCTGGATGTATTTTGGGGATGTCCTTTCCGTCCTTTTGCCACTCGAACCAGTTAAAAACCATCTTGCCGGTGCCGCGGATATTCTTGCCATTCTCGTCAACCTGAACACCATTTCGGAACTTTGGCAGCCTATCCCGGTACAATAGCAGGGCATATTCTGTTGCTCCCACAACTCGCATATTTGCCTTAAGGACCTGCGGACTATAATTCTTTACAAATACAAGTGGTATGTAATTAACAAAGCCGTGCTTCTTACCGGCATCAATCAGTGTGTTAAGCTGTTCGAAGCTACAGAATACGATCATGCATGGACTGTCAGAACTTCTGCCTCTTGATAATGGCTTTGTATCGTCTTTCTTCAACATCTTTGAGCAGAAATGAAAGTACTCATAAAGGTTAAAGTTAAAATCAGAGTTAAATGCCGCCTTTCCGGCAAGTTTACTTTCTCCATTCTTATTATCACCGCCGTTATACCACATAGGATTACTGCCGTAGAAATTATTCCCTGCACAATAAGGTATATCAGCTATTACAAGCTGTGCTTTCGGTATGTTGTACCGCTTAAAATTTTGCATTGAATCTCTATAGATTTCGCATTTGATTTTTTTCTTTCTGTTTTCCATTTTTCCTTCAGGAACCTGCAATTGCGTTACCCCGGCCGGAGGTTCGGTTCCCTTTCTTGATATTTATAAATCTAATTTCAACTGTACAGCCGGAACATCTTCCCACTCTACACCGATATAATCCAACACTCTTCCCCAGCCGAACTTCTCGCCGGTCTCTGGATCAGTGCAACATTTGTACATCCAGAATTCCCATTCCTTAGGATTATCTTCTCTCAACCGGTCAAACCGATGCGGTCTCTCTTCCAGATGAATGCCAAAACCACACATGCTGCAGCCTGTCCTTTGTGCTCTGGTAGTGTAGTAATCTCCATTTTCATGCTGTTTGATTTCTCCGTAGATTGCCGGAACAATGGTTTCCAGTGGCTTATAAGGTATTACATTACCATCTTTATCCTTGCTGTATGGCTGCTTGTAATATAAAGCCGCAAACATTTCCATATGCTCTCGATACCACTTGTCCATCTCTAAAGCCAGCCGCAGGATATCATTTCTCATGAAGATTGCGAATGGAGCAGATCTGATAACTGTTGCCCCATAGTAATTACAACCATGCTCTACCAGAGCTTCTTCTCTCTGTCCGCCCTCGCTTGCCATCATACCCAGATACGGATAACTGTTATGATCCTTTGCCCAGTCATCACAAGGCTTCTCTTTCAACCAGTAACAACAATCATTTGAGACTTGGAAGTTGGGTGTCTGATAATTCACACCTTCATTCTCATTCTCATAACCGCCAAACAGCTTTAGCCATTTCTGTGGCAGTTTCATACGGCTATTCTTTGCGAAATGTCCTTGTGCACCGCATTCGCCGGTAATGATCGCATGACGCACGGTTTTATTATCTTCTGTCGGATGCTGTAGCATATCAATCTTGCCTGCGATCCGTTTTGAAATTACCGGGAAACCTACTTCATTGATTACCTGCACTTTGGTCTTGTAGGACTTTACTATCTCGATGCCTAATGCTTTATGCACCTGCTGGATGCTCTTATCTTCCACACCCGAAACAGATATTCCCGGAACATCGATACCAATGCTTTTCAACCAAATATAAAGAGTAATACTATCCAGCCCACCAACAGATACGTGGCAGTCATGTCCTCGCTTCTGCATCTCTTCGTAGAATTCCCATGCAATACCAGTCTGACGTTGTATCTTCTCCTCATAGGGCTTTGCCTGCAGTTCGCTGAAGTTCTTTTTCATATCCTGCTTAGCTTTCCGCCAAGCATTCTGCACCACCTCTGGAGCGTTTTCGTCAATATCTGTTATCTCTTCTTCGTCAAATAATGTTAATTGTTTCATTTTTCATTCAGGAGCAAAGATATCTTTATCGCTGGCCAGCAAATCTCCGACTCCTTTCTGTTATTGTTTTTCCTTTTCTTTTGTGATATTCTATTGTCATCTTACAAAAGAAAGGTAATTTGTTATGTTCGTTGAAAAATTAAGTCTTTATAATTGCATTGATAAAAAGGGAGCATACCTATCATTTGATGATTCTGAGATATCAGTATGTCCTTTATGCAAAAAACTCATCACTCCACATGCACTAACTGGGTGTATTTATAATCACAAAAACATGATTTATGCATCCATTTTGTATGTCTGTGGTGGTTGTTCTTCTGCATTTATGGCTACATTTCATGTTGAATACAATTCTTCTGATAGTTTAAATAAATATTACATCGGCAAGAAATTAGTATCATGTGCGCCTATTAAACATGTAGAATCTAAATTTGAAGACTCCATTATCTCCCTATCCCCTTCCTTTGTCAAAATATACAATCAAGCTACCGCTGCGGAATCTTACGCCCTTGACGAAATAGCCGGTCTTGGTTATAGAAAAGCTCTTGAATTTTTAATAAAAGACTTTGCCATTCATCAGCGCCCCACAGATGAAGAAAGAATCAAATCAATGCCGCTTACTAATTGTATTAACAGCTATATAGATTCTCCACAAATCAAAACATTATCAACTCGCTCTGCTTGGATTGGAAATGATGAAGCACATTATGTCCGCAAACAAACCGATCGTGATGTCAGTGATATGAAGCGCTTTATCTCTGCGACTGTATATTTCATCTCCATGATTCTGATTACCGAAGATGCCGCTTCTATGGAACCACAATAGATTCCTTCACGGCATTCGCATCATGTTCTATAAGTGGTATGCAATGCTCCGTATCCATCTCTGCAAGAAAATTACCATCAAAGTCCCAGTATTGAGTAACTTCTCTTACTGGGTCTTTTTCTGTTCCAAGACCTCTTTTTGCTTTTGTCTCAATTACCTGTATTACTTTTGCACTTTTTGTGCCTTCTGGTCTATCCATTTCTCCGGCTCCTTTCATGTTTTTATCATGGTCTAAATATCAATATCATCAGAATCTTCGTTATTCCATAACTTATCAAAATTATCAACAAGTGCTTTGGTAAATTTTTCGTACTTCTCCGCTTCCTCTGGTAACAACTCCTTGTTCGCTACATCAGGCGGCATCAAACGAACGATTCCATATTTGGCATTAATTTCCGCCCTTGTCATTTCTTCGCCCTGCACACATGCTCAACTGTTGCGAAATAACTACCTCTATGACTTTTCATGTATTCCTTTAAAATCATTTCTGCAGTACATTCCTTGTACCCAAATGGCAGATCAGCATCCTTGATATCCCCTTCATGCACGCACACTTTTTTGCCATTGTCCTGCACTTCGATAATCCGGCAGATATCAACCCATTCAAATTCAGGCTCATTCTTCTCGTGATCCGCTTTCCACTGCTCACAGGCTTTAAGTACCTTATCTGGGTCAAAATCTGTTTTTCGCATTAAGCAACCGGTTCCTTCTTCATTAAGTGGACACATGTCACCACAACCGCTGCTGTTACATATCTCTTTTACAATCTGCAATAGTTCCACAGCTGACAATTCTGAAATCAATTCCAACTCATCTGCTGAATACCACCAATGATCATCGTTTGTATTCACACATATTGGAGGATTCTCCGTATTGTCTATTTTTGTGACAATTGCAATCGTTCCTACAGGAAATCTCTCATTTCCATCGAAATCTTTAAATGCTTTTGTTTTTACTCTATCTCCTACTTCCAACGCTCTCATGGTTTTCATTTTACTCTTCTCCCTTCATCACTCTTTACTCATTACCAGCTGTTTTCCCTCACCGGAATCCCTCGGCACCCATTCCACTTTCTTGAATGGCGCGACCGCATCATTCCAGTCCTTATCGAATTTAGGGTCGTATTTGTAATCCTTGCACTTTTCTTCACTCATCTTCTTCACGCTCCCCGTCTTCGCATCCATCAAACGGCTCTACTTCCAATCCGTAATTCTCGCTCTCCGGATTGTTGCAGCAACATGTAAGATAGTGCTGACAGTCTAAACAATATATATTCAATTCTCCTCTTCCTCCTTGAATAAGTAAATTATATTTTTTCTTCGCATCGGCACAATATCGCACCTTCTCTGACGATCCAGTAACATATAAATTCCCTTCTGCACCCTTACAGCATCTTTTGTTTCGGCAAACTCTAATTTGACACTTTTATGCTCGTCTAACATATCTATGTACTCGTAGAATTCACTG